TCGGGCGTCTGCGCACCGTTGAGCGCCGTCTGCTTTTCCAGTTTCAGCGTTTCGATGGCGTTCAACGCCTGTTCCATCGTGGCGGTTTCCGATAGGCCCAGCGCGGCCAAGAGCTTCTTGTCCATGATCGCTTCTTCCGGTTGAAGGTCATCCTCGCGGCGGTTGATCGCGGTGAGCCGCAGGTTGGGATTGTTGGTCAGCGCGCAGCCGAAGAGCTGCAGGATGCGCCGGGAATCCGCGTCGAAGTTGAACACCGGCGACAGGTACCGGTATTCCTGGGCATTGACGGAACGCTCGCCGCTGTCGGTCCAGTTGACCTTGCCCCAGAGCGAGCCGTCCTCCCGCAGATCCACTTCCTCGATCCATCCCGCGGCCGGAGCCGGGCCGCCGTATTGGGCGATGTACTGCGAGGCATGGTTCCAATCGATGGGGATCGGGCTGAAGTCCCGCTTGAACGCGGACACGATGGCTTGCGGCTTGTCGTTGATCCATTTGCGGGTGTCCCGTCCCACCACGTCCTGCCCAGCGGGCAGGAGTTGCACCCATTCCGGCGCGGCGCCTTCCGCGGGAAGCTCCGCGCACAGGGCCACCCGGCCGCGCGCGATTTCCTGGGGAAGCAACAGCTTGGGACTCTTGGCACTCATGCCGCCAAGCATAGGTGAGGTTGCGGCGGAAATGGGCCTGGGGAATTTCAGTATGTCCGGCATTCCGATTGGGGTATGCTGGAGGTGGCACGGGTGACACGGTGCGATTCTGCCTGCCGTAGCACGCGCCGCCGCAAGGCAGCGCGGAGCGCCATGTGGGGTTTCCTGGCAGGCCCCACCCCGTGCTTTCTCAAAGGAAGGTTTATGGATAAGGTCCAATTCTTCGAAGTTCCAGCCCCCGCGCCGATTCTCCGCTTGGAAGATCGCGACCACCGGGACATCCGGAATATTCTGGACGACGCCGTGCGCTCACTGAATGAGCGTTTTGATCGCGCGACAGATACGCCGACGCTGCGGGATGCAATGCAAGCTCAAATTCGTGAACTGAACGAAACGTTGGAAGCGCACGGTCTGCCGCAGCGCTTTGGGATTTCGTCATCCGGTATTCACGAATTCACATTCTACGTTTCGTAGCGCTTCACTCCTTCGGCTTCTCTTCCCGCAGCACTTTGCCTTTCGCTTTTTTCAGCATCCTCAGGCGCTCGCGTTCGTCGGTTCGATGGAAGTCGTTGACGAAAAGTTCCTCCCGGTTCTGAGTCGCTTTCACGACGGCCTTGTACAGCCGGGTCGGCGTATGAAAAAAAACCAACTTGTCGGCGCCTTGCGGCATCACTTCGCCGCGCTCAATCACGTCGGGGATCAGCTGGTACTCTTCCGGTTCCAACTCAGGATGATGGCGCCGTTGCTTGTCCATCGTCTCCGCCGACAGCAAGACGGCTTGCCGCTTGGCCTGCACGAGCCGGGCGAGTTCTTCATCCAGCACGGCCACGGGGTAGTCCGCCTTCGGCTGCTTCAGCCAGCGCAGGAAGGCATCGCTTTGGACCAGTGCGCGGGCGGTGGGCGCAGCGAGCGCGGCGGGCGACGTGTTGAGCTTTTCCGTGACGGCGGCACGCAGCCGCTCCATCCGCGCCATGCCGGGGTTGTAATCCCACCCGGGATCGATGCCCACGGGCACCTGAAGCGTTTCCCCCGTGCGCGTGTTCTTCCACGCTCGATACTTGACCTCCGGGCTCGGGTCGGGCTCGCGTCCCCCGAGGTCCGCCTTTGAAAGCTGGCGAACCCAGCACTTGCAGCCCCAGCCGTTCGGCGTGAAATGGGTTTGCCAGAACGGATCGTTGACTGGCAGCACCGTACCCGCCCAGGCGGCGTGCTGCGGACGGTGATGAACGCTGGGGCCGAGGCGGTATTCCAGGTAGGGGAAGCTCGATTGGGTGCGGTCGATCCGCTGCCACCGGCCGGCGCTGTGGGCCACCGCCAGATTGGTGCGGTAGATCACCCGCAGGCGATGCGGGCTGCCCAGTTGCACGGGCCGTTTCTCGCCCGTCTTGGGATCGGTTTGCTCCCGGATGCCCCACCATCCGAGTTTCTCCAGCGCGGGTTGCAGATCCCGCTTGAAGGCGCCCCACGCCACGCCTTCCGCCTCCGCCTTGACCACCGCCTCGTGGAAGGTCGAGAGCACGTCCAGGGTCGTGGCCTTGGCCACAGTGAACGCGGCGACGTGTTCTTCCCCCCACACGTCGCGGTAGTCGAAGCTGGGCGTGAGCTTCTTCGCCTTGAGATAGTCCAGCACCTCGGGGGGCGGCCCGAGGGTGAACGTGAAGTCCGGTTGCGGAGCGAGATCAGCCATCGACGTTCGGCCCTATTGGGTTCGCTGAGCTTTTTCCGAACAGCGTCGTTTTTCGTGAAACGAGTGAGAGCTATGCTTTTTCCGAACAGTGTCGCTTATAATTCCGTCGTGTTCGGAGCCGATCATCTTGATCCGATTAGGGTGTACTCCATGAACAACAGGAAAAGTTCGGAGAATGAGCGGACCCACCGAACGTGTTCCCCCTCCCAATAGTTCACCCCCCATTGCTAGGGTTCATCCCCTTCCGCCCGGGCCTCGAACGTTCCGGCCGCGATGGCATCCGCGAGCCGCTGCACGTCCGCCGCGTTGAGGGCTTCGGGCAGGCGCCGCAGCAATTCCTCATAGCTGCCCGCCTCATCCATCAGCTTCCGGAGCGGCTCCAGGATCGGGTCCATCTGCGCCTGCCAATCCTCCAGGGCCAGGGCCTCCAGCTCATCCAAGGCATCGGCGGGGTTCGCTGCGTTTTGGGCGCGGTTTGGCACTGCCATCCGCCGCATCAAGGCGAGCAATAGGCGGCTCGCCTGGGCGGCTTCCCCGGTCGTGGGCGGCGGGACGGGCGGGATGGGCGGCGCGGCGGGCTTGGGGGCGCTCAGCAGCTCCGCGTCTTCCTCGGGATCGGGCAGCCCCAGCTTGTCGCGGATCACGCTCTGTTCCACCCTCAGGCCCAACGGCACGAGCTTGGCCAGGGAATCCGAGAGCTGCGCCAAGTCCTCCCGCGCTTCAACCGGCAGGCATAGGCGTGGATAGGCGGCTTGCGGGCCGTGGTTCAGGTCAATGTACGGCTTCACCAGATCGCGGTTGAGCGTCGCCGCGAGCTGGCGGGCATCGGCGCGCATCAAATCCTGCCGCACCTGATCGTGCACCTCCGCCTGGGCGCGGCTGGAACCGCTGTCCGTGGTCATGGTCTGGCCCAAGACAGCTTTGGAGATCTGCTTGTCCGTCCAGTCGGCCAAGTGCTCGAACACGTCGCTGCCCCCGCCCCGGCCTCCTTGCGACTGCACGAACTCGATCATCATGGTGGCGGGGATGATGCCCGCCGCGTCGGAGCCGATATTCGCCACGGCCCGCAGCAATTCATCCTTGTCCTGTTCGCTCGCGCCGGGATGGTACTTGCCCAGCCGCAGAGGCATGCCGAACACTTCCACGAAGCCGAGCCAGTCTTTCACGTCATAGGCTTTGACCAGGTAGGCCCACGCCGCGAAGCGGGCCAGCCCGCCGCGCAGGGGGATGCCGCTTTTTACCTTGGGCGTATGGCAGATGAATTTGAACGGCGGCAAGGGCACGCCCAGCGGCACGGCGGGGTCGGCGATCCGCAGCTCGCGCAGCTGCAGCCGCTCATACAGGAACAGCCGGGGATCGCGCCACGGGTAGGCCACCGGCAGCCATTGCTGGGCGGACAAATCCCACAGAATCTCGCAGGCCGCGAAGCCCTTGCCCAGGGCGTCCATCGCGTCGAACAGCAGCTCATTGAAGGCGGGGGCGAGGACCAGCGCCCGCACTTCGTCGGCCAACGCCTGATCGGACTTGGCGTCGCTGGCCGCTTCCACGGTACACTCCAGGCCCGTCACCGCGAGCCGCCGCGTGTGCAGCACGGAACCGTAATGCAGGTCCCGCTCCTCCATTTCCTCCGCCAGGGTCAGGTAGGCGTTGGAATCGCCCTGGGCGGCGTTGCGCAGCAGGGAGGCGAGCCGCTGCGGCGTCAGGCCGCTGGCCACGGACTCGGACCAGAGCGCGCGCACCTGCATCAGGGAGGCGCCGATGGTTTCCTGTCCAAGTTCCCCGCGCCGCACCGGGCGGCCGTAGGCGTCGTATAGCGTCGAATCGGCCATCTACCACGCTCCTTTCCGGGCGCGCACGCCCGCCGTCACGCGGACGCGGCGGTCAATGGGATCGGGATCGTCATCGTCTAGCCTTCCCCGGCGGCCGGCCCGCGCGCCGTGATCCATCCGGCCCGGCACGGCGGAACGCCAGCCATAGGCGGGCGCGTTGCCAGTCACGAGCTGCCACAACGCGGAGAGGGCGTCCGGCCCGTCGTCGTGATCGGCCATCGGCCAGTGCCGCAGTTGCTCGATCAGCGTGGTCTGGCTGGGATGCAGCCGGATCAGGCCGTTCGTGATGTGGGGCTGGATCGATTCGATGCGCAGGCTCTTATCGATGTGGGGCACGTAGGGCAGCGCGGGCACGGCCATGTGGCGGGCCGCGCTGCGCTTCACCAGCTCCGTTTGCAGGAATTCCTGGAACTGCACCGCCTCGATCCACCACACGAGGCAGCCCCACTGTTGTTGCAGCGCGATGATGTCTTCGATGATGCGATCCGGCACGCGCCGCTTGATGTCGGCAACGACGGTATCGAGCACTCCCGTCTCGCGGTCGAAGCCGCCGACGATCAGCGCGCTCGGATCGCGGGCGACGTTGCGGCGGCCCAGGGAGGGATCGCAGACGCCGTAGAACAGCCAGCGGTTGTTGGGCTGCACCCAATAGGTGATCTTCTGGAACGGCGCGTCCTGATCGTCTATGGGCTCGTTCTGGATTTCCGAGTCGAAGGCCGCGTGATCCTCCGCGCGGATTTCCATCAGAACGTAGAGCGGCCGGCCGGCGGGCCAGGACACCTCGGCGCCGGCCTCCATCTCGGCCTCGTGCTTCTCGTAGAAGGCCCGCGCCGCCGCCCGCTTGTCTCCCTCTGAATTGCGGAGCGCTTCCTCCCACTGGTCCCACAGGTCCATGCGGTCCGGCTGCCGGATGAGGCCCTTGAAGCGGTGCGCCTCCCACATGGCGTTGCGCAGCATGCGGGCGAGCACGGAATCGTAGTGCAGGATGGTGCCCACGTAGAGTACGTCCATGCCGCCGTCTGGCGGGCCGAGGCGCAGCACGGCCTTGTTGATCCACCGTTCCAGCTTGTCCCGCTGTTCTGGCGACCGCACGTTCTCATCGTTTTCCAGGTCGTCCAGGATGACCAGGTCGGGGCGGAACGGCCCGTGGCGCAGGCCCCGGAGGCGCTTGCCGCGGCCGAACGCGCGCGCCTGGGCACCGTTGCGGATGATGATCTTGCCCTCGCGCCAAACCGGGCCTTGGCCGCACGCCTCCGCCCAGTCCTGCCGCAGACGCGGGTTGACCTCCAGCTCCGCCTTGATCTCCGCCAGCGCCACCGCCGCTTGCTCGTAGGCATCCATGATCACGGGGATCAGCCGTTTTCGTTTCGTGACCATGCACCACAGCACGAATATCAAGGAAACCAGCGTGCTCTTGGCTTCGCCCCGGGGCGCGGCGATGGCGACGCGCAGGCCGCGCGCATCGGCCACCACACGGGGCAGCGCCTCATAGAGAAACTCGTGGAAGCGGCTGGGCGCGTGAGTCAGGTAGTGCGGGAAGTACGTCTCCGCGAAGAACCGGTAGTCGTCTTGCGCCCGCTGGCGGCGGCGCGCGGAATCGGCGGGGTCGGTGGTGAAGCCGTCCACCTGGGCTTCGATGCTCCGGCGCAGCGCCTCGGAGTACTCCGCCAGCTCCGCGAGAAACTCCTTGCGGCTGAGGCGGGCCGCCCGGCCGGTAAAGGCAGCGCGGGGCCTATTCGCCGTAGGCTTGCCGGAGGTGACAAATAGATCAGCCATAGCGGCGGGCCACTTCCACGCCAAAGGGTTCGAGCACTTCCAGGAACGCGGCGCCGTGCTGCGGGAACTTCTCATTGATGAACGTGCCCAACGCTTCCAGCACTTCCATCGATAGGGACAGCCGCGACAGGGCGGGATCGGCCATGCCCGCCGCCTTCACCGTCTTGCTGAAGGCATCGGAGAGACGGCTGATGGCCTCCGCCTTGTCGAGCGGGGGGATGTCGCCCGCGGCCTTGAGCGCCTCCAGCGTGCTCTGGAACAGCAGCACGAAGTCCTCAACAACCGCACCGGCGACGGCCTGCATCCCACTTCCGGCCATCCGGGCGGCCGCGCGGGCCTTGTCCCAATCGTCCCCTTCCGCCTTGGCCTCCCGCTTCCAGCGGCGCGAGGTGCTGAGGGGCACGTCCTGCTTTTCGGCGGCGGATTCGAGGGAGAGGGCTTCGTGAACGTAGGCGGCACGCACCGCCCGGCGCGTGCTTTCCTCGTGCATCAGGGACCGAACAGCTTGGCGCGCAGGAAGTCCACGCCCAGGGCCATCATGACGCCCGCGATGCCCCCGGCGACCGCGCCCGATTTGGCGCTGGACACTTCCACGGCGCGCGTGCGCGTATCGATGCCATCCATCTTGTCCTCCATGCGCTGCAGGTGGCCCGCGTGGGCATCCAACTTGCCTTCCAGGCGCCCGATTGCCAGCACAAGTTCGTCGGTCATTGCCCCCTCCATTGCTTGATTCCCTTTTCCGCCGTGCGCCCGCCAAAGTAGGCCACGATGATTGTTACGGCGATGGTGGAAAGGAGCGAGAGCCACGCGTCGGGCAGGTGCTTCCCGGCGAGCGCGAAGCCGCCGGCCGCCGTCAGCAAGGCGAAGGTGTAGCCCAGCGCGAGGGGGCGGATGTTCTTCGCCAGCCAGGAATCGCCGGCTGCATCGGCCGTCCACCGTTTTGAGATTTCCGCCTCCTGCGCCGTCGCCTCGCGCTCCATGCTCAGTTGGAAATTCTGGAGCGAGACGGCCAGGGCGCCCTTGATTTCGCCGCGCTCCTTGTCGCTCGTGACGTTCTTGTCGATGGCGTCCCCAACGGCGCCGATGACGGATGCGGCGCCGGAAGAAAACAAGCTGCTCAGCATGGCCACGATTCCCACTAGCCCTCCTTCAGTTCGAAGTGCACGAGGTCATCGAACGTCTGATCCATCAGATCGTGATCGCTGTCCCAATCCCCACCCCAGCGGATGGGGATGCCCAATTGCGATGCGACGCCCAGCACGTAGCCCGCGAACGCGTAGTACGTGGCGCGGCCCTTGGCCGTCTTGTCGTCGGGCCGGGGGTAGGGGTAGAGGTCGAAGGCGTTGCTGGGCAGGGCGTTGTGCGGTCCGTCCGGCCAATCCTTCTGGCTCGCGCCGCTGAGGAACGCCGCGTGTTGCTCCGCTTGCGGGCGGTGGCCTTTGTCCACCGTGCAGTCCCAGCCCTTCACCACGGCGAGGGCGAGGCGTTGCAGGGCGGGCCGGCAAGTCTGGAGTTGCGCTACGCTGACGGCGCCGAATGCGGGCATGGCTGCGCTTCGGTAAGGGTTTTGCCTTTACCGTGGCACGAGGCGTGCCGAAGGGGCGGAAGGGGGATTTCAGGAAGTGGGGCTATGCTTTGATCTGCGGTACCAATCCTTCGATCCAATCCCGAAAGGCGCTGAAGCCTTCCGGGGTTGGCTTTGTGAAGTAGGCTAGCATCGTTTGCAACGCGTATGATTCGATATCCGGGCGTCCAACGGCAAGCGAAAGGTACTTGGCGCTCTCCGTCAATTCTTCTCGCAAATCATCCAATTCCTCCCCGGCGATGGCCCGCGATGCGCGTCTCGGATGGATCGCATCGGCTGCCTCGCGGGCGCCATACGCCAGCAGGCCGCAGGAAACCGCGAAGTCCTGCCTCTTCTGCCGCTGGCAAGCCAAGCGCATCTTGTCGTAGACGCGCACAAGTTCAAGAAGGCGGGCGCCGACGCGATGTTTCTCGCGAACCGCTCCGGCAGATGACCATTTGCCCTGCAGCATCAATTTGAATTCGATCAACGCTTCATCGAATCGGCCAGCCTGTTGCAGATACATTGGAAGGCGCAGGAACGTCTCAATTGGGTACTCCATTGAGGAATCTCCGACTAGACCGAAAGCCTCCCTCAAACATCGAATCGCAGCATCTCGGTCGCTCTTG